GATTACGTCATCATTGATTGTTATCGTAAACTTGACCCAGGCACATACACAGACCTATACAACGACATGTATCTCAAGAGATATGCAACCGCACTGATTAAGAGACAGTGGGGTTCAAACCTTTCCAAGTTTAATGGTGTTGAGATGCTCGGTGGTGTGACGATGAACGGTGAAACAATTTACACTCAGGCGCAAGAAGAAATTACTAAACTTGAAGAAGAGATGAAACTTGCATTTGAACTACCAGTTAACTACATGATTGGATAAACATGGCAGTCAATAAAGCATTTCACACAAGCAATCAACACGCACTTACCACAGAGAAAAATCTGTATGCAGATTTGATTGCAGAGGCAATTCAGATTTACGGTCATGATGTTTATTATCTTGACCGCACACTTGTGGCCGAGGACACGTTCCTTGGTGAAGACTCTCTATCTAAGTTCAACACACAGGCAAAGATTGAGATGTATGTTGAGAACTCTGGTGGTGGGTATGCTGGTGAACGAGAGTTGATGACTCAGTTTGGTTTGCAGAACCTCAGTGAAGTCACCTTCGTTGTCAGTAAGAATAGATTTAGAGACATCACCAAACAGTTCACAATTGAGAGTGGCACAGATACACTCACTGGTTCTATTCTACTTGAGGATGGAACACTAGACAGTGACGAAGTTGACATTCCATCTTCATACGAGAGTGGGTATCTAATCTCAGAGGCATCTTCTACAGATGCAGATAGACCACAGGAGGGTGATGCAATCTATCATCCCATTCTTGGTAAGTTGTTTGAGATTAACTTCGTTGACCACGATGAGCCATTCCATCAACTCGACAACAACCCAGTATACAAAATGCGTTGTCGCACATTCGATTATGGTTCAGAGATTCTTGACACAGACATTGCTGCAATTGATGCAATCGAAGATGCAGAATCAATGGATGCACTCACTTATCAGTTCACACTTGAACAGTCAAGTGCAGTTAATGAGAACATCAGACTTGAAGATAACTCTGGTCTTCTTCTTGAGGAGACAGACGGAGACAACATCATTGGTGAAGACGACAGCAGTTCTGTTGGTGAGTCTATTCTACTTGAGAACTCTGCTGATACTGGTGATCCATCATACTTCATCAATGAGGACTATATAGTAGGTGACCAATCAACGGATAAGGTCAATCAGAATGAACTATTCGACAGTCTGGACGATACTATCCTAGACTTCAGCGAATCAAACCCATTCGGTGATGCAGGAGAACCATCGTAATGTTAGGGCAGCAGTTTTACCACGAAACAATTCGTAAGGTAGTCGTTTCTTTCGGCTCACTTTTCAATGACATTCATCTTGTTCGTAAGGACAACAGTGGAACCATTCAACAGTCTATGAAGGTTCCTCTTGCATATGGTCCACGGCAGAAGTTCCTTGTTCGTCTGAATGATGATCCATCTTTGTCTAATCAGACCGCAGTAACTCTACCTCGTATTGGGTTTGAGATTACTGGTATGTCATATGACCCATCACGCAAACTACAACGTGTGCAGAAGTTCAAGAAGGTGAAGGGTGCAAAGTCTGACCAGTTGGACACGCAGTATATGCCTGTTCCATACAACATTGACTTTGAACTCTACATTCTATCCAAGCAGTCAGACGATGCGTTGCAGATTGTAGAACAAATTCTACCATACTTCCAACCTGATTACACAGTCACAATCAATGACAACACAGATATGGGTATCAAGAGAGATGTCCCCGTTGTTCTAAACAGCATTGGTTATGAAGACGATTATCAGGGTGACTTTGCAAACCGTAGAGCTATTATCTACACTCTCTCTTTTACTGCTAAGTTCCATCTCTACGGTCCTGTTACCTCTAGTAAGGTTATCAAGACTGTACAGGTTGACCAGTACACAGACCTACCTGATCAGTCACCCAAGAGAGAACAGAGATACACTGTTACACCAAACCCAACGAGTGCTGATGCTGATGATGATTTTGGATTTAATGAAACAACCTCATTCTTTGAGGATGCAAAAGATTTTAATCCAGTGACAGGTGAAGATGAGTGACAGATATAAAATCTTAATACCCTTTTCTGGTGGAATAAACTCTACATATACTCTTTATCGTTGGTTAACTGAAACTGACGCAGAGGTAGTCGCAAGATATGCTGACGAAGAATTCGAAAACACAGAGTATAACTTAGAGCAGTCTAATAGAATTAAAGAGATTGTTCTTTTTCTAAAAGCAGAAACTAGAGATTTTAATTTTCAACAAATAAACTGGTCGAACAACTATGTAGAAGAAGTTGTTCCTATAAGACAAGGTTTTAAAGTAGGAACCTACAATCTTGGCACTATCCGTCCAAGATTCGAAACATATCCCGTATGGATTGAAGAAACTAAAGTTGATGGAATATCAATTGGGATATCGTTAGAAAATACCGCAACTTGTGGATATGATGTATTACGGAAATATCCTGAGAGTGCAGGAGTTGATATATATCTAGCTGGTGTAAAAGATTTAGTTGCAGTTCCAATTGGTGATGATTTTAATTATGATAAAATTGCATCAACTATGATTGGAAGATTTGAACAGTACGATTCCTTTCCAAAAGAATTACAAGATTTGGTTATTAGACGTAATGCCGAAAAACGTCAAGGACGAGAAGTTGCATATTGGAGAACCTATCAAAAATTTGTTGATGAAGGTAAGAATGGAAGAGACTTTGATTTGTATTGTGCTAAACATGGTAGTTATGGACCTTGGAGACACGAAGCAGACCCAGAAACCTATCGGTATAGAGGTCGAGATGCAGATGGAATATTGCCATACTTGATTTATGAATGAGAAATGTGTACTTTCAAAATAACTAATAATCCAAACTCATTATTTATTGATAATCATTTGAAGTTAGGTGGTCCTGATCTTTCCAATACTATTGAAGTAAATGGAATGTATATCACACACCATTTGCTTAGTATAACGGGTCAGTTTACTCCACAACCTGTAGAGTATGATGGGAAATATTTTTTATTAATGGGAGAAATTTATAATTATGACGACTCTTTGCCAAGTGACATATATTTTGGTATAGAAAAATATCTAGAACATGGAGATAGTTTCGTAGATTATCTGGACGGAGAGTTTTTGTTTATCGTTATTGATGGTGATAATATAAATTTCTTTACTGATCCTTGGAGTACTCGGCAGTGTTATTTTACAGTTGAAGACGATAACTGGTATTTTACTACGTTTCGTATCTCTGGAGAAAGTAGAAGATTTTTACACAACAGTCATTATCGTTTCAACATTAAGTCTAGGGAAATGAAACAAGTTAATTCCGAGTTGGTGAGTTGGAATCTAGATCAGAATGTAGACACACTTGATGAAGTTGTTGATGCGTTTAAGGAAGCAGTGATAAAAAGGTGGACACCAAATTGTACGTTGTTTTTAAGTGGAGGGGTCGATAGTAGTGCAGTCGCTATGTGTCTTTATGAGAATAATTTGCCTTTCAACAGCATTAGTCTTTTAACCAACCCTGAGTTAGAAGATCAAGAGCCAATATTTGCTATATCAAAGTATTGCAAAAAACATTTTATAGTAAATAAAATAACTAAAGATTATCCTTATATGGATAATGCCCAAGCAGAAATTAGAAACCAAACAAAAAAGCAATTTTCATCTAGAGTTGTATTGATGGGCAACGGCGCAGATGAATTCATAGATAACTATAGATCAAAACATGAAAAGACTGATTGGGAAGATTGGCCTGAGGACTTACATAATTTTTTTCCTACCAGACATTTTTATTTTGGTCAGTCTAGAAGATTATTAGATGTTCATGAAAGGATTAATTTGAATTTTGGTCTAGAGGGTCGCAATATTTTTTATGATAAAAAATTGGTGCAGTGTTGGTTGAATGTGTCTACACCAGTAAAGAATAAAGAGAGAAAGGGGTTCTTAAAAGACTACCTTAGAAAATATCAGATACCTATTTCTAAAACTCCCGAGGCAGGATTTGGTAAACAAAACGTAAAACCAACACAAGGTGAGTGGGAAAACTTCTATAGAAATATGAAGTTTGTATAATATGTCTACCTTCAAAATAACTAATAATCCAAACTCAATAACAATTGATGATCATTTGAAGTTGGGTGGACCAGATGCTAGTAATACTATAGATGTTAACGGTGTTTATATGACACACTATCTATCAAGTATTACTGGAAAAGATGTTATACAACCTTACAAGCATAATAACAAATATTATATATTGATTGGAGAAATTTATAATCGTCATCCATTATTCAGTAGTATCTTTTTTTGCATTGACAAATATTTAGAATATGGTGACAAATTTACAGAGTATTTGGATGGTGAATTCTTGTTCATAATTTATGATGAGAAAACTGACACCATAGATTTGTTTACTGACCCGTGGAGTACAAGACAAGCATTTTATTATAAAATTGATGATTATTTCTATTTCAGTACTTTTCCAATGACAGAACCCGAAGGTGGAAGATTTGGTCCGCCAGGGTTGACTATACCCTTCGAGCTAAAGTTTGCTGTCTATAACGATACTGAGTGGAATGAGAAATTCTATAGAATTCCACATAACAGTCATCATAATTATAATGTAAAAACTGGTATATTGAAACCAGTTAACACAGAACTTCATAAGTGGGATTTAAATCAACATAAAGATACTTTAGATGATCTTACTAATGCATTCGAAGAATCCGTTCTCAAACGTTACACAGAAAATTTAACTTTGTTTCTCAGTAGTGGTTTAGATAGCATACCCATTGCATTATGTTTAGCTGACCACAAAAAACATTTTAATAGTATAAGTTGTCTAGCAGGAGCATGGGAAGGCCGCGAAAATGTAGAAAAATTAAATCAAGTTCTTCAATATACAGGCACATATAATAAAAATTTTAAGATAGAAAATATTCCCGATGATGCAACAAGTCTAAAATCAAAATGGAAGAATAATAGAAGCAGATTAGTGTCTGCAAATTTATCTATTCGAACATCTTGGTTTATGAGAGAAAAGTGTATTTCTGAATTTAACAGTAAAGTTATATTTACTGGAAACGGAGGCGATGAGATTTTTAATAATTATCCATCATTACCAGAGGGGTATCCGTTGAAGTATAATGGGATTACGAATAAAAACCCAAAAGGTTTTTCTATCTGGCCTGAGGATTTATCAACAGTATTTCCTTGGCAACACTTTTATGGGGGACAAGCAAGACGTTTACTTGACCTTTTTGAAACTTTGTCATTGGCCTATGGATTGGAGAATAGAAACGTATTTTATGATAAAAAGTTCGCACAAGAATGGATATACGTTATGCCGTGGATTAAAAATCAAACACCCAAAGTTTTTCAAAAGAAATATTTACATGACAGGGGAATAGAAGTTTCCATATAAATAAATAAATAAAAGTTCCAAAGGAGTCACTATGGTAGATCAACTATACGAAGCACATACAAATAGTGAAATTGAAAAGAGTGTCATTCGAAGCCAACATACTCAAAGAAATTTCAACTTGAACAAAAAGTTGCCAAAGGAAGATATTGATACACTACTTCATGCTGTAACTAATTGTCCCAGCAAACAAAATCTTGCGTTCTATAAGGTGCATTTTATACAGGATCGTGATCTTATTGAAGAAATTCATGAGAATACTTATGGATTTAATAATGGTAAAGAGATCGAGTCAAACCCACAGACCCTTGCTAATTTGTTGGTGATTTTTGAAGACTATAGTTATGAAGAGTTGGTCGATCAAATAACAAATAAAACAAGAGGACAGAAAGCAAAAGAATATCTTAAGAATGGAGAATGGTGTGAAGATACTTATCAAGACATTATGCGTGATAAAAACATTGCACTAGGCATTGCTTCTGGTTATCTCAATCTTACTGCATCACTTCTGGGATATAGAACGGGGTGTTGTCAGTGTATGGACACAGAAGCGATTAGAGAGATTGCTCTGTTAAGAGAACTGCCATCATTGTTGATGGGCGTAGGATTTCCTCAAGAGGGAGTAAATCGTCGTCGGCATCACATTAGAGATTTCACCTTTCCAGTTCAAAAGAAACAACCAATTAAATATGTAGTATCATAATAAATGATATCTTGTTATGTCTAAAGAAATTGAAATAGAAAAGGCTCTTGGAGTTATTGATAAAGTTGTTCCTCAAGAGGTTGTTGTAGAGAAGAAGGAAGTTGTTGTTCCTTCTCACGGGGATGATATAGACAATGACTACGAGTATCAGAGGCAAAACTTTTATAATCTTGTTGAACGTGGTCAGGATGCAATTGATGGAATATTGGAACTTGCAAGGGAAAGTGAGCATCCAAGAGCATACGAGGTTGCTGGAAATCTTATCAAACAGGTCGCAGACGTTACCGAAAAACTAGGTGACCTTCAAGAGAAGATGAAGAAACTCAAAGAGGTTCCAGACCACGGACCTAAGAATGTGACCAATGCATTGTTTGTTGGTAGCACCGCTGAGTTGCAAAAAATGTTGAAGGGTAAAAGTGAGTAAAGTTCTTTATTATCACCTAAATTCTTTTCCAGAAATAAGTCAAAGAACGGAATATAAATTAGCATCATTTTGTGCTTTACACTCTCCTCGTTTTAGGTTTGGGTTTGATAATTATTTTGATTTAGTTGACAACCCCCTTCCAGAAATTCCTACAAATTATACATCAACCTTTGAAGAGTTGGTTAATCGCAGGTCTGTAGAATTGTGGGATATCGGTAAACCAATACGGTTGTGGTGGTCTGGTGGTATAGACAGCACATGTGCATTGGTAAGTCTTCTGAAAACTAGAAGATTGGATACAAGCCTTATAGTTTATCTGTCAACGGATAGTGTGCAAGAAAATCCACGATTTTATGATTTGTTAGTTAATAAGAAAGTTAAACTACAATGGCATTCACCAACAAATCATCCGTGGAAAAATTCTGAAATCTGGAATGGTGAAACTATAAATGTAAATGGTGGTGGTGGAAACGAACTATTTTTAGCAATACCTCATTCAATAGAGTTGGAAACATTATTCGAAATTAAAGACGATCATTGGATGAACATAATTTCAAATTCTGATACGTTAGAAGTTATTAATCATCATATTGAAATATCACCATATAAACCAGAAACAGTTTGGGAATTCTTTTGGTGGATGGCAAAGATAATAGATGATATATCACAGATACATGTGTCCCCCAGATTCCTAGAAGACCCATCTGTTTATAATTTAGAGTATGCTTTTTTTAATACAGATTACTTTGATCTTTGGTCGTTAATGAATCCAAGTGCTGGACACAACGGAACATGGAATACATATAAGTGGCCAATGAAAAAAATTATTTACGAATATGATAAAGACGAGGACTACTTTTTGCAAAAAAAACCAGAAGGTTCAGTTCCTAAAATTTGGGAAAAGTGGTCACATTATCGGCCGGACTCTATAACTCCCATTCTAAATAAAATCGTATATGAAGACGGAACATTTGTACGTTCAGATTGGCAGAAAGAATTCTGATGGAGTATCTTTTTCATTATTTGGTTTGGACATTTTTTATCTATTGGTTACATAGAATAGTTCATATTACGGAATGGACTAACTATTATCATTCAGATCATCATAGATACATTACTGAAAACTGGAATGACGGATTAGAGAATATAACAGGTTGGAGTTGGTCAGATGTGTTTTTAATTGAAGATACATGGAAAAGCACTGTTGATCTGTGGTTAACAGAAGTCATACCAACCATACTTTATAGTAGCATAACAGGACAATGGTGGATACTGGTAATGTATTGGTTATGGTCTGCTTTACTTGTTGAGATGATAGAACATAACCCAAAATTTAATGTTCCATTTATAGCGGCTGGAAAATGGCATCTAACTCACCATACAAGAGAGGATGTTAATTTCGGTTTACACACACCCCTTTGGGATGTGATTTTTAGAACTAACAAATGATTTGTTAGATATAAATATAAACATGAAAAAGAATGATATAAAAGAGGGACCAGTTCAGAGTCATAATCCCGATGAAAGAGTTTGGGAATACGATGATGATGGTCAAAAGATTTACAAGGCAAATCAAGGATACAGTAGAAAAACACCGTATACAAAAGATCATTACTACGGAACTCATTTTTGGAAAAATAGACAATGACTGAACAAGTCTATCTAGGAAACCCAAATCTTAAAAGGGCTAACGTTGCACAGTCTTGGACGAAAGAAGAACTCCAAGAATACCAGAACTGTATGGAAGACCCTTTGTACTTCATTCAGAACTACGTCAGGATTGTTTCTCTTGACGAAGGACTTGTGCCGTTTAAGATGTATGATTTCCAAAAGGAGATGGTGGGAACGTTTCACAAAAATCGTTTTACCATCTGCAAACTTCCTAGACAGTCGGGTAAGTCCACAACTATTATCTCATACCTTTTGCACTACGTTCTGTTTAACGATAGTGTTAACGTTGCAATCCTTGCGAACAAGGCGGCAACTGCTCGTGACCTTCTTGGTCGTTTGCAGTTGGCATACGAACATTTACCCAAGTGGTTGCAACAAGGTGTTATGGCATGGAACAAAGGTTCCTTGGAGTTAGAGAATGGTTCTAAAATTCTTGCAAGTTCCACTTCGGCTAGTGCTGTTCGTGGTGGTTCATATAACATTATTTTTCTTGATGAGTTTGCATACGTTCCTGCTAACGTAGCAGAACAGTTCTTCAGTTCTGTGTATCCTACGATTTCATCTGGTAAGTCAACGAAGGTGATGATTGTTTCTACACCGCATGGTATGAATATGTTCTACAAGTTGTGGGTGGATGCAGAAGAGGGACGTAACACATACGTTCCTATTGAGGTTCACTGGTCAGAAGTGCCTGGTAGAGACGAGGCATGGAAGGCAGAGACAATCAAGAATACGTCAGAGGCGCAGTTCAACACAGAGTTTGAATGTGAGTTCCTTGGTTCTATTGACACACTTATCTCACCATCCAAACTTCGTGTGATGACTTATAGGGAACCTAAACAATCTAATGCAGGGTTGGATGTTCACATACCACCACAGCAAGGACACACCTATGTCCTCACCGCAGACGTTTCTAGAGGTACTGCAAACGACTATTCTGCATTTTGTGTGTTTGATGTAACACAGATGCCGTACAAGTTGGTTGCAAAGTTTAGAGACAATGAACTGAAACCCCTTATCTTCCCTTCAAAGATATACGATGTTGCGAGGGCATACAATCAGGCATTCGTATTGATTGAGGTGAACGATATCGGTGAACAGGTCGCAAACGCAATGCAGTTTGACTTAGAGTATGACAATCTAGTTATGGCATCCATGCGTGGACGAGCAGGACAGGTTCTTGGTGGTGGGTTCTCTGGTGGTAGGGCTCAGTTGGGTGTGAGAACAACGAAGTCAGTCAAGAAGATTGGGTGTTCAAACCTAAAACAGTTGGTAGAGGACAACAAACTCATCATAGAAGATTACGACTGTATCAATGAACTTTCTACATTCATCGTAAAGGGTCATTCTCATGAAGCAGATGATGGGTGTAACGACGACTTGGTTGCATGTCTTTTCATCTTTGCATGGATGACAGACCAACAATACTTCAAAGAACTCACTGATAATGACATTCGTAGAACTATGA